AACCATATCAGCAAGGATGTTGATGTGGATGGAATCATGGATATTTGGGCCACTGATTTTGCTGAAAAGCTGGATATTTCCGAGGAAGGGGTGCATGAATAATGGCTTACAAAATGTATATTGCCGGGGCGCTTATGCCCATCACCCCTTCCAAGGTGAAGGTGAAGGTGAATAGTCAGAATGAAACCCTGACCCTGATCAACGGGGAAGAAATCAACATCCTGAAGGAAGCCGGTTTGACGGATGTTTCCTTTGATTTGGTGCTTCCCCAAGTATCTTATCCCTTCACCAACGGCGGCGCACAATCCGCCCAATATTATTTGAACCTGTTTGAACGGCTGAAAACCGGGAAACAGGCTTTCCAATGGATCTTGAACAGAACCCGCCCCAACGGGCGGGCGCTGTTCTATTCCAATTTGACGGTGGGCCTTGAAGATTATCAGATTGTTGATGATGCCAAGGAAGGCTTTGATATTACTGTTTCAATCAAGCTGAAACAGTGGAGGGCCTACGGCACTAAAACCATCACGATCAAACCGGCCACCACACCTACCGAAACGCCAAAGGCAACGGTGGAAGCGGCACCACGGGAAACCAGCAACGCCCCCAAAACCACCACTTACACCGTGAAATCCGGTGATTGCCTTTGGAATATCGCCAAGAAATATCTTGGGGACGGTTCCCGTTACACTGAAATCTATAATTTGAACAAGGACAAGATCAAGAACCCGAACCTGATTTACACCGGTCAAGTTCTTACCTTGCCTTCATGAAAGGGGTGATTCCGCTTGGCTGTTGAACTGCTGATCCAGAACGGTTCAAAAATCTATTATCCGGTTGTTGAAGAAGGGGCCAAGCTGACTTGGGAACGCAAGGGAACCCCCGGAAGGCTGGATTTCACGGTGGTCAAGGATGGGATCATCAATTTTCAGGAAGGAAACCCCGTCAAGCTGATTGTGGACGGAACCCCCATGTTCTATGGGTTTGTGTTCACCAAGAAGCGTGACAAGGGCAACACTATTGATGTGACCGCCTTTGATCAACTGCGATACCTGAAGAACAAAGACACCATCACAGAAGAAGGGCTGAAGGCTTCTGATCTTCTGAAGCGCCTTGCAACCGATTTCCGGTTGAACCTTGGCACTGTGGAAGATACCGGGTACACCATGGAAACCGTTGTGGAGGAAAACCAAACCCTGTTTGATATGATCCAAAACGCCCTTGATGAAACCCTTCTGAATACCAAACAGCTTTATGTTCTGTATGATGATGTTGGGAAGCTGACCCTGAAGAATATCAATTCCATGAAGGTTGGGCTTCTGATTGATGCGGAAACCGGCGAAAACTTTAGCTATGAATCCAGCATTGATGTTCAGACCTATAACAAAATCAAGCTGGCCTTCAATAATGAAAAGACCGGTAAGCGGGAACTGTATGTGGTTCAGGATGGTGACAAAATGAACCAATGGGGTGTTTTGCAGTATTTTGAACAGATTCAGACCGCCACCGGTGCCGCCGCAAAAGCTGAAGCCCTTTTGAAACTTTACGATCAAAAAACCCGCAAGCTGACGATCAAGAACGCCTTTGGTGATGTTCGGGTAAGGGCGGGAACAGCGGTAATGGTTTCCCTGAACTTGGGTGACATTATCGCCAATCAGTTTATGGTGGTTGAAAAAGTCACCCACACCTTCAGCGGAAGCAAACACATGATGGAACTGAACTTGATTGGGGGTGAATTCATTGCCTAACGCTGTTGAAGCTGTGAAAAGGGCTGCTGTTGAAGCGGTGGAAGCCGGGAAACCGGTGAACCTGTTGTTTGGTCAGGTCATTTCCGCTTCACCCCTGAAGATCCAAGTGGATCAGAAGGCCATTTACACAGAAAAAATGTTGGTGTTGACCCGGAATGTCACTGATTATGAAGTGGATATGACGGTGAGCCACAAAACAGAGATCATCACCCACGGCCACCCGGTAACGGACACTTACACCGGGGGCGGTACGGCTGAAGATATAGACCATGATCACCCTATTGTGGGCCGTAAGAAGTTCAAGGTTCACAATGCCCTTGGCGTGGGTGATTGGGTTCTTCTGGCCCGGATTCAAAAGGGCAAAAAATTTGTTGTGCTGGATCGGATTAAACCCAACCCGGCATTGAAGGGGGAATGGGTATGATTCCACAGGTTCAGGACGATTTGAAACAGGATTTCACCTTTGAGGTTTTGCCAAGCAGAACTTTCAGGATGAACCACAATTCCTTGACGATCATCGGAACCATTGACCAAATCCAAGCGGTGGAACAAGCGGTTTTCCTGATCCTGAATACTGAACGCTATGAATGGTTGATCCATTCTTGGAATTATGGCGTGGAACTTCATCATCTGATCGGAAAAGATGTGGAATACTGTATTCCTGAAATTGAACGGGTGATCCGGGAAGCATTGCTTCAGGATGATAGGATCACCGCCGTTCAGAACTTTGAATTTGAAGTGAACAAAAAGAAAGTGCTGACTACCTTCACGGTGGTCAGCATTTTTGGCGAAATCAATACAGAAATGGAGGTTGAAATCTGATGTATGAAGCCCAAACCTATGAAGTGATCTTGGCCCGGATGCTTCAGAAGGTTCTTTCTGTCAACAGTAATCTTGACACCCGTGAAGGTTCGCTGGTTTGGTACGGGGATGCACCCGCCGCCGTGGAACTTCAAAATCTGTATATTGCCCTTGATACGGTGCTGAATGAAACCTTTGCAGATACGGCAAATCGGGATTACTTGATTTTGAGGGCGGCGGAACGGGGCCTTTCCCCGCAACCGGCAAGCGCCGCAATTTTGCAGTTGGTTATTACCCCCACAAGCCTGTTCTTGCCTTTGAACACCCGCTTTTCCATCGGGGAACTGAACTATTATGTTTCGGCGGATCGTGGCAATGGCACCTATGAAATCACCTGTGAAACGGTTGGTGAAGCCGGTAATGACTACACCGGAACGGTGATCCCCATTGAGTATGTGGAAGGGCTGGAAACCTGTACCGTTACATCCATCTTGGTTCCCGGTGAGGATGAAGAAGATACCGAAACCTTCAGACAGCGTTATTTCAATAGCCTGAACGCCCAAGCCTTTGGCGGCAACCGGATTGACTACATCGAAAAGGTGAACGCCATTCCGGGCGTTGGCGGTGTGAAGGTTTACCGGGCTTGGAACAGTGAGTTGAAACCCGCTGAATTCATTCCCCCGGCTGAAACGCTGGAATGGATCAACGGCCTTTCTGATGTTCCTGAAGCGGTGAAAACTTGGCTGGATGCCGTGTATGTTGCCGGTAAGAACCAACAGTTGACGGTGGGCGGAACTGTGAAGCTGGTAATCATTGATAGTACCTTTATGGTGCCTTCTGAAGTGCTGGTGGATCAGGTGCAAACCGCTGTTGACCCCCTTCAGAACGCCGGTGAAGGCGTGGGTATTGCCCCCATCGGCCATGTAGTCAGGGTGGAAGGCGTTGGTGAAGAAATGGTTGATCTGTCCTTTGCCCTGTACTACCAGCGGGATTGGACTTGGGATGATGTGGCCGGTTATGTAACTGAAGCCATTGAAGGCTATTTCAAGGAACTGGCGGAAAGTTGGGCTGATCAAGATGAAGCCCTTGTGGTTCGTATCAGCCAAATTGAAAGCCGCCTGTTGAGTATTCCCGGTATTTTGGATGTTGCCAACACCAAGATCAATGAGGAAGCCGCCAACTTCACCTTGGAACTGGATTACATTCCGGTTTTGGGTAATATCACGCCTATGGAAATCACGATCAGTTGATGAAGGGAGGAATAACACATGGATAGACGGTTGATCAATTACCTTCCTTTCATCATCCGTGATTATGCGGAATTTCAGGGGATCATGGAAAGCCAACAGCCTGAATTTGAACAGGCGTGGAAATCTGCTGAAGATCTTTTGGATAATCAGTTCATTTCCACGGCTGGAAATATGGGCCTTTCCCGTTGGGAACGGATCTTGGGGATCATCCCCAAAGGAACGGACACCCTTGAAGATCGCCGGTTCCGTATTCTGACCCGTATCAATGAAGAACTTCCGTACACGATCCCGCAGTTGCGGAACATCCTTGAAACCCTTTGCGGGGCCGGTAACTATTCCGCTGAAGTACCGGAAGGAACCTATAACCTTGTTGTGAAGGTTGGTGTGGCGGCAAAGAAAAACTTCAGTGATGTGGAAGCCCTGTTGGATCGTGTGGTTCCCCAAAATATGATCGTGAACCTTTCCCAGCTTTACAACACCCATGCTGAAGTTGGCTTGTTCACCCATGAACAGCTTGCCGCCTATACCCACGATCATTTGAGAAATGAGGTAATTAACTGATGGCAAACAAAACTGAAAACTATGGCTTGGTGAAACCCCTTCCTTCTGAATTCTATGATGTTGAAGTTCAAAACGGCAACATGGATTTGATTGATGCGGGGATGAAAGCCAACGCCGATGAAATCCAAACCCTGAAGGATGGGCAGAAATCCAAGGCGGATTTGGTGGAAGGCAAGGTTCCCGCTGAACAGCTTCCCGCCATGGATTATGAAGCCAAAGGCACTGCCGCAAGTGCGGTGAAAACCCATAATGAGGATGAAACGGCCCACCCGTATCTTCTGAATCAGATTGGAACCTGTGTCACGGCGGCGGAAAACGCACAAAAGGCCGCTGATGCCGCCTTGGAAGCTGTGTCCAGTATCGCTTTCAAAATTGATGTGGTTCCCACCCAAGCGGGTACTTTGACCTATACCGGCCAAGCCCAAAGCCCTTCTTGGAACAGCTACAACACCGCCGCCATGGTGATTGGCGGTGTAACTTCCGCAACGGCGGCGGGAACCTATGTGGCAACCTTCACGCCGTTGGAAAACTATGAATGGAGTGATGGAAGCACCGACCCCAAGGAAGTTGAATGGACGATTGGCAAGGCTTCCATGACCATTCCCGTTCAAAGCGGAACCCTTACTTACAACGGATCGGCCCAAAGCCCTTCTTGGAGTAATTACGATTCCGCCAAAATGACCTTGGGCGGCACTACCAGCGGCACCAATGCGGGAAGCTACAACGCAACCTTCACCCCCGGTGCAAACTACAAGTGGAGTGATGGCACTGATGCCGCTAAAACGGTTGCTTGGACGATTGGCAAGGCGGCGGGTTCGCTGACCTTGGACAAATCCAGCTTGGCTTTGAAGGTTGGTTCCCTTACCGGCACCATTACGGCCACCCGTTCCGGTGATGGCGTTGTTTCTGCTGTTTCCAATAATACCAGCGTGGCAACGGTCAGCGTTTCCGGTAATGTGATCACCGTAACCGGTAAGGCCAAAGGTACGGCAACCATCACGGTATCTGTTGCCGCTGGCACCAACTACACGGCCCCGGCAAGTAAGACTTGTTCCGTCACCGTAACCTTGCCCACTTCCACCTTGACGGATAACGATTGGGCCACCATTCGTGAGGTTTCCGCCGCTGGTCAGGGTGATAACTATTGGGATGTTGGTGATACCAAGAACATCACGATCAATGGTAAGATCGGAAACACTACCATTTCCAATTTGGCTATTGATGTGTTCATTTTGGGCTTCAACCATAACAGTTCCAAGGAAGGTAGTAACCTGATTCATTTCCAGATTGGTAAGATCAGCGGAACGGCGGTTGGTTTGTGTGATTCCAGCTACAACACCAATGTAAGCGGTGCGGGTTATTTCCACATGAACGATTCCAACACCAATAGCGGTGGTTGGAGCAGTTGCACCAAGCGGAAAACCCTGTATGGTAACAGCGGTACGCCTTCCAGCTTGGTTTCCAATAGCCTGATGGCGGCGCTTCCTTCTGATTTGCTGGCCGTGATGCAACCCGTTACCAAGTACACGGATAACACGGCCAACGGTGGTGGTAATGTGGCAAGCTATATCACCGCTACCACGGATTACCTGTTTGATCTTGCTGAATTTGAGGTATTCGGTTCCAGAACCTATGCAAATAGCTATGAACAGAATTATCAGCTTCAGTATGATTATTACAAGGCCGGTAATAGTAAGGTTGCCTATAATCATTCCGCCGTGTCCACGGCGGTTCGCTGGGCCTTGCGTTCCCCTTATTACAGCAACACCAATTACTTCTGCTTTGTCTATACGGATGGCACATTCGACACTTACTATGCCTATCGTTCTTTGGCCCTGCGCCCCGGCTTTGCCGCCTAATCCCGCACCTAATCCGGCCCCATCCCGCCGCCGAAAGGCGGCGGTTGTGAGGGCCAAGCCCAAATAAAAAATAGGGGTGCGTAAGCACCCCGAAAAATTTTGAAAATTGGCAAAAGGCCCTTTTTGTGCTATACTTTTTCGGTAAGCCCGGAAAGGGGTGAAATCATGTCTGTACTGAAACAGAAAAGAACTACAAGCAAGGCCGAGTTCATTAACACGGCCAATCAGATTTATGTTGAAACCTTGAATTTCTTAACCCGGTTATCTGCAAGGTATTCCCGCCTGATTGCTGAACCGGTTGCGGTTCTGGCCGGTGAAGTGATAGATCATGCAGAAAAGGCAAACAGTATCTTTCCTTCAGACAACCAGCGCATAGAGTTAAGAAAGGCCCATTTGCTTGAGGCAAGGGCTTCATTGATGGCGCTTGATGTAAGGTTGACCCATGTATATCTGATCCTGAACCAAAACCCTGAAGGGGCCTTCACTACTTCCAAGGGTAATGCTGTGAAGTCACAGGATGCCATTGAAAAGTTAGATAAAATGGCCCAAAATTTAGGTGAACTGATCGACAAAGAAAATGAATTACTGAAAGGGGCAATCAAAAATGTAAGCGCAAAACAAAAGAACTGATCATTTATTAGGTGTATTTCTGTCAATCTGCCTTCGGGCGGTTCGCTGGGCCTTGCGTTCCCCTAATTACAACAACAACAATAACTTCTGCAATGTCAATACGGATGGCACAATCAACAATAACAATGCCAATCGTTCTTTGGCCCTGCGCCCCGGATCTTACAAATATACACGGTCACATGGAGTAACAGTAAGCCACGGCTTTTCAGGTGAAAGACGACCGATGTAAAAGGAGAAATACTTCCTTGGGTTTTAATCCCTAAAACTGCCCTTTGATGCCCTTACACGGACGCTTCTTGCATGGTGGGTGGATGTGCCTAATCCCATTTCATGTGTCAGGGCAAAGCAGATTAGAAGGCACCCTACAATTTATCTGTACGAAAGGCGAAAACTTTTTATTATGACCAGCCAAGAACGGCATGAAGCCCGATACCAACGCCGCAAAGCAAAGCGGCAAGCAAAGAAACAGGCCCGGTGTGATGCACTTGGGCCGATGAACAAAGTATTCAGTTACCGGAAGATGTTTTTCTACGGAAAGAAATGTTGTAACGGGGTACGGTGGAAACAGAGTGTTCAAAACTTTGAAGGCCACCTGTTTTCCGGTACAGCCAAACGGCGGCGAACCGTGTTGGATCAGCAATGGAAGCCTATGAAATGCACCCATTTTATTCTTTGTGAGCGTGGGAAGGTTCGGCCCATTGATGCCCCACATATCACTGACCGCCAAATACACAAGGTTTTGACCAATGAAGTTTTAATTCCCCTGTATCATCCAAGCATGATCCACGATAACGGCGCAAGCCAAAGGGGAAAGGGGCTTCACTGGCATTTCCGCCGCCTGAAGGAACATCTTCATTGGCACTATCGGCGCTATGGCCGGGAAGGTGCCATTCTGCTGTTGGATCTGAAAGGGTTCTTCCCTAATGCCCCACACGCCCTGTTGTATCAACGCCACCGGGAATTGATTTTGAATAGTGAACTTCAAAATCTTGCTGATTCCATTGTATATCATTCCCCTTGCCCGACACCGGGCCGGGGCTTGCCATTGGGTGTGGAACCTTCACAACAGGAAATGGTTGCCTTGCCAAGTAAGGTGGATAACTGGATCAAATGTCAGGCCGGTGTTCATTGCGCCGGTCACTATATGGATGATTACTATGTAATTCTTCCTGATGTTGAAGAACTGAAGAAACTTGCCTATGAAATTGTTAGGCGGTTTGAAGCCCTTGGAATTCGGGTGAATAAGCGGAAATGTAAGATCATTCCCCTTACAAAGCCCTTCCGGTTCTGTAAAGCCAAATTCACCTTGACGGAAACCGGAAAAATCAAGATGAATGGGAACCGGGATGGGATCAAAAGGGCAAGGCGAAAGCTGAAGCTGTTCCACCGTGAGTTTTTGGAAGGGAAACGCAGTTTCTTTGACATAGAACAATTTATGGAGTGCCAAAGCGCATATTACCGGAATTTCAATGATCATGGCCGGTTGATGCGGTTGCGGCGCTTGTATCATGCTATCTTTTTCGGAGGTGCAAAATGTATAGAATCATCAAAGACGGGGCCGGTATTGGCCTGACTGAAAACCTGAATTACATTAAGCAAGCCGAAAATGGTTGCTATGTGCTTTGCCCGGAGCCTGATGCTTCGGGCATTGCTTTTAATGGCACCGTTTTTCACTTGCTTGGCCGGGAACCCTTGGAGGGTGTGGAAACTGTCAGTTTGGAAGAAACTGATGCCGGTGCGGAAATCACCAAGGCCAACGATACCGGAAGTATCATGTTCGTGACCATGGCAGAAGCCGGGAGTATTGACACCGTAACGGCGGCGGAACACGCTGATTTGTTTGCGGAATGGGCTTATCCTATCGCCTATAAGACCGGCAATATTCGCCGCTATGGTAATGCGCTTTACACCTGTGTTCAGGATCACACTTCCCAAGCTGATTGGACACCGGACACCGCTTCCAGCCTGTGGAGTTTGACCGCTGATCCCGCTGAAGAATGGCCTGCTTGGGCGCAACCGGTAGGCGCTCATGATGCTTATTCCTTGGGGGATAAGGTCAGCCACAATGAAAAGCACTGGACTTCCACCGTTGATGGTAATGTGTGGGAACCCGGTGTGTATGGTTGGGAGGAAGTAACCGATGCAGACGAATAACAAATACATTGCCCGTAAAAGGGCAAGATTCAAGGCCATTTGCGGCCAAGTGAATATTCCTTATGGAACCGCCTTGGTAAATCAGGGCGGTTTTCTTGTGTGGAATGATCTGCCCTTGTGCGCCATTACCAGCAAAAGCGCCCATGACTTCTTCACCCAAAATGATGATGGTCAAGGTCAGGTTCGTGGTGATCTGCTGAACCGGATCATCCCCAAGCTGGAAAAGCGTGATGGCGGGTATCAGGCCCGGTGGAACAAGGTGTGGGAAGATCCCCTTTGTCAGAAGTACAAGCGCCCGGAACATGATGATCATTGGATTTGGAACCATGATTTCTATAATGCACCGGTTGAAGATTTGCGCTATATTGCCAAGCTGATTGGCGTGTAAGAAAGGGGGCCTGACCATGACGGTTTATCAATGGTTGTGCTTGCTTGGGGTTCCCGCCCTGATCGGGGCGGTGTTCAAGTACCTGTGGAACCAAATCAAGCGCAACACCGAGGATTCCAAAGCCTTGAAAGCTGGAATTCAGGCGCTTTTGAGAGCGCAAATGATCAGTGATTTCAATAAGTATTCTGAAAAAGGCTATGCGCCGATCTACGCAAGGGATAATTTTGAAAATTGCTGGAAGCAATATCATTCATTGGGGGTGAACGGGGTGATGGACGATCTTCACAAGAAATTCTTGGAACTGCCACCGGAACCCCCTGAAGAATGAGCCGTGTTAAAAAGAAACCAAAGAAAGAGTTTTCCAAGCTGATCATGATTGCTGTGGGGGCCGTTACCGTTGTGGTGACGGCCTTCACGCTTTTCATGATTTGGGAAACCAAAGACCTTTCCCCGCTGGCCTATCTGATTCCCGCTGTATTTGCGGAATTGGGTGTGGGAACGGGTTTTTATTATTCCAAGGCGAAAGCCGAAAACCGGATCAAATTGCGGAAGCAATACGGATCAGAAATCTATAACGATGCAAAGGAGATTTAGCCATGTTTGACATTACCCCTATCATTGAAGCCCTGTTTGCCCTGATTGCGGCCCTGATCACCGCTGTTGTCATTCCTTACATCAAGAGCAAAACCACGGCCCAGCAACAGGCGGAAATCTATGCTTGGGTAGAAATCGCCGTTTCTGCCGCTGAACAGATTTACACCGGTTCTGGCCGTGGTGAGGAAAAGAAAGCCTATGTTGTGGAATGGCTGACAAAGCGCAATATCAAGGTTGATTCTGAAAAGTTGGATGCAATGATTGAATCCGCCGTGTACGATCTTGGAAAGGAGTTCATCAATGAGTAATTCCCCCCTTGTAACCTATACCCGCATTACCAAGAACAAGACCAGCCCCCGCAATCACGCCATTGACACCATCACCATTCACTGTATCGTTGGACAGTGGACAGCGAAACAGGGTTGTGATTATTTCGCAACCACTGACCGTGAGTGTTCCGCCAACTATGTTGTGGGTAAGGATGGTTCCATTGGCCTTTCCGTGGAAGAAAAGGATCGTTCTTGGTGCAGTTCTTCCGGTTCCAATGACCACCGGGCCATTACCATTGAGGTTGCAAGCGATACTTCCCACCCCTACGCCGTAACGGATGCGGCCTTTGCCGCCCTGTTGGATTTGGTGGAAGATATTTGCCGCCGTAACAGTATCAAGAAGCTGTTGTGGAAGGCTGATAAATCCCTGATCGGCAAAGTGGATCAGCAGAACATGACCGTTCACCGCTGGTTTGCAAATAAGGCTTGCCCCGGTGATTATCTTTACAACCGTCATGGTGAGATTGCCGCAGAAGTCAACAGGCGGCTTTCTGGCGGCGTTTCTGATGCCGGTGGGGTAACTGATACCCCCCAGCCCGAAAAACCCGCCACGGGCGGCACAGCGGCCACAGCAACGGCCTTGGCGGTGGGTTCTGAAGTTGACTTCACCGGCAATAAGCATTATACTTCTGCTTATGCAAAGGCTACCGCCAAGACCTGTAAACCCGGCAAGGCCAAGATCACGGCCATTGCCCCCGGCAAGCCCCACCCCTATCATTGTGTAGCGGTCAGCGGCAAGGGGGCCACGGTTTATGGTTGGGTGGATGCGGCTGATGTTTCTGCCGTGGAAGCCAAGCCCATTCAGAAGGGTGACAAGGTGAAGGTTCTGAAGGCCAAGACCTACACGGGCGGCACCTTCAAAACCTACTATGACACCTATGATGTTATTCAGGTGAATGGGGATCGTGTGGTGATCGGTCAGGGTAAGACCGTAACCGCCGCCGTTCACAAAGATAACCTTCAGCGGGTGTGATCCGGTGTTATCTCTTTGTTACTACCGGCCCCGATTTTAGGGGATTTCACCGGGGCTGAAAATTCAGCTTTTCCCTGAATTTCAGGCGTTGCAAGGCGTTGTGAAATTGAAAAATTCATGGTATAATAAACACAGAAGAAGCGGGAACCCTTGATTTTTCAGGGGTTCCCGCCTTTTTTGTTACTATCGTGTTTTTAGTTCAAGTTCAGAATTCAGTTTTTTATGAGTTCCACAGTGGCCTTCAGTTCTTCAAGGGTTTTGTGATTATAGACCCGGTTTCCCGTGTCCTTGGACACATGACCCATGAGAAGATCACAGCATTTTTGATTTGCCCCGGCCCGATCAAGGCGGCTTCTGAAGGTGTGGCGGCACTCATGCGGGGTGTGATCCATTCCCCAAGCCTTCATGAAGTCAGACCAAAACAGGCGGTATTGGGATTGGGAACATTGCTTTCCGTTGTAGCCGAAAAGATAGGTTCCCGGTTCATCCATGCGCCGTTCAATGAAGGGCCTGATCTTGGGATGGATGGGAACAACCCGGCCCTTACCGGCTTTGGTTTTGGTGCCGCCTTTCATCACCCCGGCCTGAAGGTCAATATCTGTTTTCTTCAGGGCAAGAAGTTCACTGATACGCCAACCGGAATACAGGAACACAAGAACGGAATCAACCCATTCTTCCGCCTGATGTTCCCAAACCTTCTTCACTTCATCATCCGTGAACGGTTCCTTCTGTGTGGGCGGCACTGGATCAGAAGTGAGAAGTTCAGAATAACACCGGCTGATCACATCCAGTTCCAAAGCGAACCGGTCAAGATGGCCCCAAAGGTTCTTGATTGCGGCTTGGGTACTGTACCCCTTCCCACAACCATCAATGGTATCTTGCATTTGGTAAGCCTTGATGGTTTTATACGGATGGTTCAGCAACTTTGAACAGTGGTTGAACGCTGAATATAAAGAACTTCTGTTTGATGCCCCCAACTTGGGGGCCTTTTTTTCTTTCCAAAGATCAAACAGTTCCTTCAATGTGATCTTGGCCCGGTCAACATCCCATGGATCACGGTTGTATTCGGCCAACAACATATTACCTTCTTCACGGGTTTCCGTGTAGCCGATAATATCAAAGATCGGTTGCCCGTTGTCTTTCCAACCAACGGTTTTCTTCACGATGAATGGGCGGCGGCGATTGCCTGACAGCTTCGCAACAGTGCCATACCCGTTGGGATTTCGCATTATATCACCTGACTTTCTGAAAAAAGGGTGTGCAAAACCAAGCCCGGTGTGATATAATGTTCAATGGTGGTTGAAACATTAACTTCAAAACGGGTTTGTTTCGCCTGACCGCTTCGGTGCGCCAACACCGGGGCGGTCATTTTTTTTTGTTATCTGAAGCACATCTGTAACGCTGAAAAACCTTGAAAATACTGAAGTTTCTTCAATCTTGTAACGGATAACAGATGCCTTTATATCTTTGAATTTGAATTAAAAAAATATATAAGAAAGAGTATTAAAAGAAAATACCCCGTTTGATCTGTTATCTGTTACCTGACCCCTTGAAATCCCGGTGTTTTCAGGGCTTTAGGGGCGTTACACATCTATCATACTATCCAGCGTTTGGGCCGCTTTCATGGGTGGATTGCTAATGCTGACGGTGGTTTTTACGCCTTGGAAATCCAAATCAATATAAAGCATGGACACACCACCGGTTGTTTTCGTTTCCTGTTTTGCGGTGGATGCCCCAACGATGGCCCCGCCAACGCCAAATAAAGCGCCACCAACCACGGCCCGTGTAATGCCGCCTTTGGTTTTGGTAACGGTTTTTTCTCCAACCTTTTCAATCCGGTATTCTTCAATTTCAGAGAAAGAGAATACCACGGGTTCTTGTTTCTGCTTCTTCTGATTGGAAATATAGGCCCATTTGTGTTCCATGTCCACAAAGATGAACCCGGCCATTAGTTCAGTGATCACAACGGATTCTTTGAAATTCTTGAACCGTTGGTGGTTTTCTTCCCATGCCGCTTTCACAGCTTCAGCGGTTGCCAATGTGGATCGGTTGCATATCCGGGAGCAAGGAACACAAATGGCACCATCACCGATTTGAGCATGAAGGAATTTTGGGATCTTATCACCGCAAATTGGACAGCGTTCTTTCATAATTGTGACCCCTTTCATTTAAGATCGCTTTGGAAGGCTACAGCCTTTCCAAGAATTCTGATATGATCCAGTTCTTCACCGGAAAAACGCATGGTTTTATATTGGGGGTTTTCTGCGAAAAGCTGAAGAACACCAGCTTCCCGATCATAATAAACCCGCTTCAGGGTTGCTTCATCATCAATGAGAACGGCGGCAATTTCACCATCTTCCACCATATCCTGTTGACGGATGAAAACAATATCACCATCATGGATTCTGGCCCCGATCATACTATCACCGCTGGCCTTCAGACAGAAATCAGCCTGAATGTTGGCACCGGCTTCCACATAAAGATCCATCTGTTCATCTGCAAAGATGGGTTCACCACAAGCGATATTCCCCAGCAGACGGAACTTCTTTGTTTCAATCTTAAATAGGTTACTGATTTCAATTTCAGTTGACCACCCCATAAGGTATTCCGGGGTAGTATGCAGAGCCTTGGCAAGTGCGGCAATCTTATCACGGCGCATATTGGCAATCATGCCGGTTTCCCATTTTCTGACGGTGCTTTTACCAACACCCACAATATCCGCCACCTGTTCCAAGGTCATATCATTGGCAACACGCAATTCTTTTATTTTTTGGGCCATATCTTTTTCAGCCATTATAAGGAACACCCCTTTCGTTGTTACTAACGCTAATATATCATACTTGTGTCTTTTATGCAACCCCTAAAGCGAAAAAAATAAAAAAGTTTCTTAAAAGACAAAAAGGGGGTTGACAGGGGGCAAAGGAAGTGGTATCATAAAAGTGTCCTAAAGGACACGGCCAAAATCTACAACGCAACGGCCCACGATTTTGAAAGGATGTGAAAGTATGAATAAAGCCTTGCTGGAATATGAGATGAAGAAGCGTGGTGTTTCCATCGGTGATATGTGCGCCATGCTTGGTATTTCCCGATCCGCTTTCTACCGTAAGTGTAACGGCCAATCTGAATTCACCCAAGGTGAGATTCAGAAGATCGTGGATCACCTTGATCTGGAAACCCCTGTTGGAATTTTTTTTGCTGAAAAAGTGTCCTAAAAGACACGGAAAGGAACCGACACCATGAATGAAGTAAGCCTGAAACCGGTAATTGAAGAACTTGAAAGTTTGTTTTCAAAGTTCAATAAAGCCTTCTTTGAAGGCAAGCTGGAAAAGCCCGTGATCACCGTTTCCCCGGATCATACCCGTGGGGCCTATGGTTGGTGTACCGGTTGGAAGGCTTGGCAAGACGGGGCCAAGGAAGGCGGTTATTACGAAATCAACCTGTGTGCTGAATATCTGAACCGCCCCTTTGAAGAAACCTGTTCCACGATGATTCATGAAATGGTTCATCTTCAGAACCTTCAGGATGGTGTTCAGGACACTTCCCGTTCCGGTACATACCACAACAAGAAGTTCAAGGAAACCGCTGAAGCCCACGGCCTGACTGTGGAAAAGGGTGATAAGTACGGTTGGCACAAAACCACACTGGCCCCGGAAACCTTGACCTTTGTTCAGAGCCTTGGCAAACAGGGATTCAGCCTTGTCAGACCCAAGGTGAATGGCCTGAAGGGTGCCAAATCCAGCGGTTCCAGTTCCAGAAAGTATGTTTGCCCTTGCTGTGGAACGATCATCCGGGCCACCAAGGAAGTTCGGGTAATCTGTGCTGAATGTAATGTTGAATTTCAGGAGGAAATCTAAATGAGAAGAAAACGGAAAACCGTTTGGGCCTATCTTGACGGGAAGAAGCTGGTGGATGTGGTGCAAGCGGCCCTTGACAATAACATGATGGTTGATGATCTGAAAGCCAAGCTGATTGCCGAAAACCCCGGCCATGAAGTCACCTTCAAGGTTCAGTAAGGGAGGGTTGAAGATGTATGCGCCTAATACCCCCCCCCGACCTGAATATTGGGTGTTATCCCTTTCAGGCGGCAAAGATTCCACCGCCCTTGGCCTTGAATGGCTGAAGCGCCACACGGTTGATCCTGTCACATACCCCCTTCATGAAGTGGTGTACTGTGACACTTGGATGGAATTCCCCGCCATGGTGGAGCATATCAACCGGCTTGAAAAAATCTTCACGGATGCCGGTATCAAGTTCACACGGGTTCAGAACCCTAAATCCTTTGAATGGCATATGTTCGACTACGAACCCAAGCGCCACAATCCTGATCTTCAGGATAAGAAGGGGCAAAGTTGGCCGGGGCCAAAAGCCCGATGGTGTACCGCTGAACTGAAAACCCGGATCATCAACAAGTATTTGAATCAGTTGCGGGAACAGTATTTGGTTATTCAGTTGATCGGCCTTGCCGCTGATGAAGAATACCGCCTTCAGCGTGATCACAACCAAGATCCCACACACAAACATCCATTGGTTGAATGGGGTTGGGATGAAGCCTATTGCCTTCAATACTGTTATGATCACGGCTTTGATTGGGGCGGCTTGTATGAGATTTTCCACCGTGTTTCTTGCTGGTGTTGCCCGTTACAGAGCCTTAAAGAACTGCGAAATCTGCGAAAGCATTTTCCCGATCTGTGGGCAAAGCTGTTGGATATGGAACACCGCACATGGCGAACCTTCCGGGCTGATTTTTCTGTGGATAATCTGGAAATCCGGTTTGCCTTTGAAGAAGAACGCTTGGCCGCTGGCCTACCAATAAACACCCGTGAATTTCACCGGGAATTAAGAAAAAAGATACAGGAGGTTAAAGAAGCATGAAAACATTTGCAGAGCGTTTGAAGTTCGCCATGGCTGAAGCGAACCTGAACCAATCCACCCTTTCCGAGAAAAGCGGCGCTTCCAAGGCCGCAATTAGCCAATACCTTTCCGGTAAGAACACCCCCGGCCCCGATAGAATCAAGGTTCTGGCCGATATTACCGGCACCACCTTTGATTTCCTGATGGGGTACACGGAAGCCCCCGTGAAGGATATTCCGGTTCCCAATAAGCGGATCACCGTGAAGGATGCCGCCCGGTGCCTTGGCAAGTCTGATCAGTTTGTCAGAATCGGCCTTCAGCGTGGCCTTCTGCCTTTTGGCAATGCGGTTCCCGGCACCGGTGAGAACTGGAACTATTACATCAACCCTTCCAAGTTCCGTGATTATGTGGGCGCTGAACAGTTCAATGAATTCTTTGGGCTGACAGCATGACGGCGGTTCAATTATTCGGCCACCAGCAAAAAGCCCTTGATCTGACGGAAGCCCATAACCGTTGCGCCTACTATTTGGATATGGGCCTTGGAAAAACCTTCGTGGGATCGGAAAAGCTGATGAAGCTGAACGCCCGGATCAATCTTGTGGTTTGTCAGTGTTCAAAGGTTCCTGATTGGGTTGAACATTTTCAGACTTTTTACACCCGGAATTGTGTGTTTGATCTGACCAAGCCCAAGGAATTCAAGTTCTTCATGGAACAGGCCGCTTGTGAAGTTCCAACCTTGATGATCGGCGTGATCAACTATGAACTGACCTTCAGGCGGAAGATCCTGAAAACTTTGACCCACTTCACACTGATGTTAGATGAAAGTTCCTTGATCCAGAACGAAAACGCCAAGCGTTCCAAATTCGTTCTTGGGTTGGCCCCGGATAATGTGATTCTTCTTTCCGGCACACCTACGGGCGGGAAGTATGAAAAACTGTGGAGCCAATGCCAACTGTTGGGCTGGAAGATCAGTAAGGAACTTTTCTATAAACAGTACATTGTTACTGAATGGGTTGAAGAAGATGGTTTTTGGCGGCAAAAGATCACCGGTTACAAAAATGTTGACCGGCTGAAAAAGAAGCTGGCTGACCATGGGGCCGTGTTCATGACCACCGATGATGCCGGTATTGATCTTCCCACCAAGAACCTGATCCAAGTGAAAACCAAACCTTCCCCGGAATACTGGAAGTTCTGGAATGATCGGGTGGTGAACATCGACACCAGCAACCTTCAGGCGTTTGAACTGGATTCAGATTTTTGGGGTTCCAATGAACACTGTAAGCGGGAATTGATTGGTGATACCAGCCTGACCCGCCGCCTGTATTCCCGTCAGCTTTGCGGCCTGTTTAATCCTTACCGCTATGAAGCCTTCCGGGATTTGGTGGAAAGTACAGAAGATCGGCTGATTGTGTTCTATAACTTCACAGAAGAAATGGAACGGATGCGGCGCATTGTTCAGGGGATGAACCGCCCTGTGTCAATTCAGAACGGGCATACCAAGGATCTGACTGCCTACAATTACCAATCCAATTCAGTGACCTTCATTCAGTATCAATCCGGGGCCATGGGCGGCAATTTCCAGAAGGCAAACAAGATCATTTACTTCAGCCTTCCGGAAAGTTGGGAACTGTGGGAGCAGAGCCAAAAGCGGATTCACCGCATTGGTCAGGAAAAGCCTTGTTTCTATTACTTGTTGATCTGCCCCGGAACGGTGGAAGAAAACATTCTGACCACCTTGAACATGAGAAAGGACTATAACGATGAACTATTCAGAAAATTTGAAACGGCGTGAAGAACGCCGCAAAAGATTGAACCAGCGGTTTAGAAGAATGTTCGCCGTGGCCCTTCTGATGGGATTTATTATTGGGTTTGTGGTTGGAAAGTTGACCGCCAACGCTGAAGAAATCCATGTACCCGATACGGCCCCGGAAGTAATGACCACCATTCTTCCATCCGTAACGCTTCCCCCTGATCCTGTGATCCCGGAACCTGAAGAAAGCGCCCCTGAAAAGGTGTGCTTGGGTGAATACCGGATCACCGCCTATTGTGCCTGTGAAAAGTGCTGTGGTGAATGGGCCAAGAACCGGCCCGGTGGGATCGTGGTTGGTGCCGCTGGAATTGAACTTGTGGCCGGTGTTTCCTGTGCTTCACCCCTTCCGTTTGGAACGGTTGTGGAAGTTGAAGGCTTGGGAACTTACATAGTTCAGGATCGAACAGCTTCTTGGGTTGCTGAAAAGTATGATAACAAGGTGATTGATATTTACTTTGACAGCCATGAAGCGGCCTGTGAATTCGGCCTTAAATTCGCCAATGTTTATGTAGAGGAGGAAACCGCAAATGATCAAATGCAAGAACACTTGTCCGTTGGGGAAGTTTGACGGTTGTTGCCGCAACTGCCCGGAATGGGGTGAAGCCGGGGAAAAATGCCCGGAATCCTGTGTGGAACACCCCAATGAATGTGGTGAAAGCACCTTTGATGAAGAAACCGGCCTTCAGGAATTCCGATCTTCCCAGCTTGCCACCCTGAACGCTATTGCTTCCCTGACCGCCCATAAAAAGGCCATTGAGGAACAGGAAAAGGAAATGAAAGCCGCCCTGTTGGAAGCTATGACCAAATACGGAATCAAGAAATTTGAATCCGATGTTCTGAACCTTACTTTGGTGGAGCCTACCACGGCAACCAGCGTGGATAGTGCAAGGCTGAAGAAGAAATACCCTGATGTGTATGCCGATTGCACCAAGATCAGCGCCAAGGCCGGTTATGTGAAGATCACCCTGAAAGGGGATAAGTCATGAGTTGCAGAGGTTTTGAACCCGTATGCACCACCAATGAAGCAAGGGAGTTCTTCAAAAACCGTGGCCTTTCCTATGACAGCGTTCATGAAGGTGACATTCTGATCCTTTGCATGATGCTTCAGAAGGAATTGAAGAAATCCAACAAGGCCGGTGAAACTTCTGTCACCATGACATTGAGCAAGAAGGTTGACATGAAGAAGAAAAGCAATGGGAGCATAACGGAATGTTACATATACATGAACGCCCATTACTTCACCCGCCGTGAATGTATCAGCTTCAACCGGGATGGGTTCATTGGCTTTGCTGGTTGGGCCGATCAGGGAAATACAAACCCGCTACTTCGTGCCTTCTTGGAATGGTGTAATTATTTAGCGGAAGCTGGTGATTCCTGATGGCCGGTGAAAAAAACTTTGAAACCCGCTTGAAGGATTGGTTGGAATCTGAAGGGATTTATCCCTTGGGCCACCCTGAAGATAAAATGACCCTTCCGCCCTGTGGGTATTGGGAAAAGCGTTGGGGCGGTGGGCGCTACACCAAAAGCGGCCTTCCTGATATGAAGATCACCGTGAACGGTATTTCCCTTGAAGTAGAACTGAAGGCTTCTGATGGAATTCCTTCAGCACTTCAGAAGCGCAATATCAGACAAATCAACCGTTCCGGGTGCTTTGGCTTTGTCCTTTACCCTGAAGGGTTTGAAAACTTCAAAAAAATTGTGAAGGGGGTGAAATCATGCGAGTGTCACACAGCAGAGTTGAAACCTTTAACCGATGCCCTTTCAAATACCAAATGCGATATGTGGCCGGTATAGACACGATCCCAAACACTGATCCTGATAATGCCCTGATCTTGGGAACGGCATTACATACCGGCATTGAAGAAGGCGTGGAAAAAGCCCTTGAATTCTATCAGAACAGCTTCCCGATCCTGACGGATGATCATGTGAATGAAATGATGAAGTTGGAAGCCCTGATTCCCAAGGCAAAGGCCCTGTTGCCGCCCGGTGGAAAGTTTGAACTTCCCATTGGAAACGCTGATTTCATTGGGTTCATGGATTACCTTGTTCCCATGGGATGGATGGCGAAAAACGCCTTTAATAACCCATGGGGTGAAGATGTTCAGGTTTTTGATCTGTATGATTTCAAGTATTCCAACAATGTTGGCAGTTACCTTGAATCCGGTCAGCTTCATGAATACAAGTATTGGTATGAACTGACCCATCCGGGCCACCGGATCAGAAACATGGCTTTCCTGTTCATCCCCAAGCCCAAGATCAGGCAGAAGAAAACAGAAACCCTTCTTCAGTTCCGTGAGCGTTTGCGTGAAGAATTGAAGAACGCCCAACCCACTATCAGCTTCATTGACTATGAGCCTTTGAAGATCGTGGATTTCCTGACCGATGTGAAACACATGGTTGAATCCACGGATTTCCCCAAGAACCCAAACCACTTTTGCGGGTGGTGTGAGTATGAAGAATATTGTCAGAAAGGATGGGATTATATGTTACTTCCCAAGAATGAACGGC